TTACTTTTACTTAAACACTTGGGCTTTGCTTTGCTTTTTGTGTCTCCGCATTTGCCTATACGTTCGCCTTTTGTATTGTATGCATCCCAGCCGCCGCCGCCTGCACCGCCCTTTTTACCTTTGCCAAACCATGCACGTAAATCTTCGTTTATGATTTCGGTTATCTTCATTTCTTTGAATTGCCCCAATTAGAAGCACCAACTTTACGACACTTAACTAATGCACCTGATGCATATGCTGATGGCCATACTTTGTAACGTGATTTAACTTTGTGATAGCAAGCATCTTTTTTACCTGCTTTTTCATCAAACTGTTCTTCAGTTAATGGTTGAATTACTTCATTAATCTTCATAATTTTAGCCTATAATAAATCCTAAACCTGCACTGCCTTCAGCATAGAATTTTAAGTCTTCCTCTAGTTTATCAATGCTTGTAAACGCATCAGTTCTAAGTGCGTCTGCATTCATTGATGTACCTCCCTGTGGTCCAGCTACTGTGTTAAATTTTCCACGAGCTTCTGCTAACATTAGTTTGGCCTGTGCTAAAGCATATTCCTTAATCCAAGGAGATGCATAACTATCTTGTAATATCTCTTCGTCGCCACGTTGCTTATATACGTGTAAAAATATTTCATCCGAAGATTTAATTTTACGATGAAGTAGTAATTTTTTATTAACAGTATTCCAAGTAAACATAATTTCTTGACCAAACATACGTCCTAATGCTTCTCGGTGTTGCGCTAAAGCATCATATGTTGCCATACCGCCTGCTCTGCCACTATTGAGTAAAAAATTATTTAAGTATGCGCTCTCAAATGGCTCAATACCACCACTGCTAGTTGAACTTGTGCCGGTAGCATATCTGTAAATATCTTTTACTTCAATAATGTCTGATGCTAAAGTATACTCAGCTACATCTTTAATAACTTGCAGTGGAATAAATGTTTCTTCAATAGCATTTTCACTGCGCTGTCTATACTTTTCAAAACTCTTATTCATAGCTAAATCGTAGTGTTCAGGATCTAATTCCACATCTACCATTTGCCCACCTAAACGTAGTTCTATCTCTTTAATTAAATCATCTCTATAAGCCATGTTAATATTTATGCGGCGAAGTTATCCTCGCCGCATTTATATTTTACTACTTAAATGCTTTTAGGATGATTGTGTCTGCATTAAACCTACCATTAAGTTTAGTCTCAGTAGTTTTTAAATATCCAAACTGTGTTGGTACCTTATGCCGTGTAACTTTTTTCCACTGTGGCATAATTTCACTTGGCTTACGTACTGTACGTTGTACACTTTTCTTTTCATCAAAGAACTGAAGTGTGGTTCCTTTGACTTTAAGTGTACAATTATCATCTGCATAATATACTCCAAGTTTACGGTTTTTTGTATTAAACACAACAACACATGTTGCATCAATAACATCAGCTGGATTAATACTAGCAATTCCAATTTTAGTATCACTAGGATTAAACTTGAGTTTCTTAACTTGGTCTGCTGCACTTTTAACCTTTGCTCTACGTGGTGTTTGTGACTGTTTTCTTTCTGCTTTAAAAATTTCAATAGCATCAAACAGTCGTTTATAAAAATCTGTTAGTTCCTTGATTTCTTTTTTACTGTACGAGCTATATCCTTCTGCAAGCTGTTCTTGCATATCATTACGTTTCTTAGGAGCAGGTAAATTATTTAATTCCTGCATTTCTTCATGCGCACCTTTAAAGAACTCACTAACAAAACGCAAATGACCTAGATTCATTTCGTGCTTTTTAAAATACAGCAATGGATTTTGCTTAATTAATGGATTCTTTTTGCTGTCACGCATCCAATCGTCCAACCAACTGTCCATGTCTTCTAATTTATCGATGGTAGCTTCTTGAAGACGTTCTTGAATAGTTGGGATATGAATATGTTTCTTAGACGCCTTTGCTGATTTCTTAACTTCCGCAACTAGTTTTCCTTCTTCAACCAATGCATTAATTCGTTTAGGAAGTCCAGTAATGTAGTCGGGATGCACCACATCTGCAAAATCATTAACAAACAACCAGGCGGCTGTTGACCATCCACTATGCATAGAAGTTTTCCAGTCTGGCAGTCTATTCACAGCCTGTGCGTCTTCTTTGCTCCAATTTTGACTAATATATGCTTTTACAATTGACCCCCATTCACGGTTTTCAACTTCATTATGTACATAATAGTGACATGCATGCCATCCATCATTAACCGGCATGGCATTAATTCCAGTAGTACGGCGTTTAGCTCTTGGAGCTTTCTTTTTAACTTTTATACCAGCTATCTTAGCCATGTCGTTTCTCCATTTAATTAATTTATACTTACACCTTATAAAGCAAATAATACCAATAGTCAACACCTTTTTCTAACTAATGTTCTGATAAATAAGTACATGCCACGTTTGACCTTATATAAACCAACTAAAACTAACGATTTTTACTTTCAGGATCGATCAATCCGTGAACAGTTTAATATCGGGGGGACTGGGGTACATGTACACAAATATCTTGGACCAGCAGCACAACCCAACAAGGACGACCCAAGTCAACCAAATTATATTGGTGGCGGTGAAATTGATCCACTTAGTGGTGAATATATCAATGTTGAAGGCATAATTAATGAAACAAAAATACAAGATTTATTGTTTATGGAAAACAGAGATCGAAAATATGATCAAGATATTTTCGATATGCGTGGAGTGTATAATGTTCAAGATAATGATTATGATTTAACACAGTTTGGATTATTTCTCAGTAATGATCAATTATATATGACCTTTCATATAAATGATATGGTGGAGATAATGGGTAGGCGCTTGATGCCTGGTGATGTCTTGGAATTACCACATTTACGTGATGACTTACTTCTTAATGCTAGTAAAGCCGCAGTAAACAAATACTATGTTGTCAATGACGCCAATAGAGGTGCAGAAGGATTCAGTCAAACCTGGTATCCGCATATTTGGAGAGTCAAACTAAGCCCACTAACAGACAGTCAAGAATACTACGATATACTTGGCGATAGTAGTGACGCTAATAGTCTCAAAAATGATGTTAGCACATACAAAGCAGAATATAATATAAGTGATGCGATTATTGCAGCCGCTGACGCTGCTGATCCAAATGGTACAAGTATGGTTGACCATTTATTTGGATATGACCATGCTACTAGTGGTGGTATTGTTAACAAGGACAATAGTTATAACCACGGTGAGACAATTGCAACTGGTGATCAATTTCCAGTAGAACCTAATGAGGGCGATTACTTTATAAGAAACGACTTTGTTCCTAATAGAATGTTTGTTCGTCGTGGGTCAAGATGGCATAGGCTATATGATAATATCACTGAACAAACATGGACAGATAAAACATATAATGCTAGTGATTATATTTTTAATGAAAAAAACACTACAGTTGTAGATAACAGAGAAACGCAAGAGCTGCAACCAATTAGTACAGCGATAACTGCACAACCAGATAATCAAAAAAAAAGTAGTTTTTATATGACTGCTGGATATGTAGCTACTGGGTATGTAACACCTGATGGAGAATAAAACATGACTATAACAAAAAGATTAGTAAAAGGAAGTGAACTATCATATGCAGAAATGGATGCAAATTTTACTGACTTAGATGAAAGAACAGTAGTACTTGAAACTGCAAATAGTACTAGTTCACAAGTAACTAATGCTAATATTGGTTCATTACTTAATGTGGATACAACTGGTGTTATTAATGGGCAAGTATTGAAATATGATAGTAATGCTAACAAATGGAAACCATCATCAGATTTGTCTGGTGGCGGTAGTGGAGGAGGGATTGCACTAACAGACCTGAGCTTAATACAATCTGCAGATAGCGGCTTAGGTTCTGCAACATATAACAGCGTAACTGGACAATTTACTATTGCAATGCCAGATTTAACACCATATGCTAAAACAACTCAATTATTTACAACTTCAGATGTAGATTCACATTTAAACCAAAGTAACCCAACTAATGGTTATGTTCTTAGTTGGAATGGTAGTGATTATACGTGGGTAGACAATGGAGTTATTACTGAAACAGATCCAATATTTACCGCAAGTCCAGCAAGTACTATAACAAATACAAAAATTACCAATTGGGATACATCATATGGGTGGGGAGATCACTCAGTAGAAGGTTATTTAAAGTCAGAAACAGATCCAATATTTACAGCACATGCGGCAAATAACGTAACAAATACAAAAATTACTAATTGGGATACATCATATGGGTGGGGAGATCACTCAGTAGAAGGTTATTTAAAGTCAGAAACAGATCCAATATTTACCGCAAGTCCAGCAAGTACTATAACAAATACAAAAATTACCAATTGGGATACATCATATGGGTGGGGAGATCATAGCACAGCAGGTTACTTAACAAGTTTTACAGAAACGAATACTAGTTTATCACTTGCTACTAATATACTAAAGTATACAGACGAAGCTGGCGCAGTAACAAACATAGATTTAAGTTTATATTTAGACGACACAAATTTAGCAAAATTAACATCTGGTACAATTGATGGAGCTACTGGTATAGCAACATTTCTCAGAGATGATGCTTCATCTTTTACAGTTGATTTTAGTCAACTCTTTGACGATACAAACTTATCTAGAATTGACAGCGCAACCTTTGCTAGTGGAACTCTAAAACTTACTAGAAGTGATGCATCAACTGCATCTACCGTCAATTTGGACGGTAGATATCTACAAAACTTAGCCACGCAAACTACTGATAATCTTTCTGAAGGGTCTACAAATCTTTATTATACTCAAGCAAGATTCAATTCTGCACTATCTACTAAATCTACAACAGACCTTTCCGAAGGAAACAACCTTTACTATACAGATGCTAGAGTAGATGCAAGGATCACCAATGCTGGTTTGTTTGATGGAGATTATAATTCACTAACAAACCTACCAACTCTATTTAATGGACAATTTGGTAGTCTTACTGGTAAACCAACTACAATATCAGGGTATGGAATTACAGATGCATTTGATGGTGACTATACAAATTTAACAAACAAACCAACATTATTTGATGGGAAGTTTAGTTCTTTAACTAACACACCAACTACAATAGCAGGTTATGGAATTACTGATGCATTGGCATTAGGTACAACTAGTACAACAGCACTAGCAGGTGATACAGCATTATTTGATGGTGACTACACGAACTTAACAAATAAACCTACCATACCTGCCGTGCTTACAGATTTAAGTATTAGTGATGGCACAAATGGTCAATTATTAACAACAGATGGTAGCGGAAACTTTACCTTCCAATCTATTTCAGCTGGTGGATCTACTACACTTTCTGGACTAACTGATACAACAATTGCAAGCGTACAGCAATTCCAATCATTACAATGGAGTGGGACAAAATGGGTAAACGCTTATCCTAATACACAGCATTTATCAAATGTTGATAGACTGAATAATCCGACAAACGGTGATACTCTAGTATGGAATGCACCTAACAATCAGTATGAATATTCTCAGGCAGTTGTTTCTGATCAAGCACTTTCTACTACAGACGATGTAACATTTAACAATATTACTGCAACAAATCTTATTCAAGCAAATGCGTTTGAAGGTAACATATATGACACTAACGGTAATGTTCTACTTGATAATACAAGTGGTGCGGCAGGTTTCGGTGGTAATATTTCATCAAATGGTTCATCATCATTCTCAGGTACAGTAGATTTCAATGGTGCTACAATTAACAATTTAGCTTTATCACTAGGAGATTTATCAAATGTAGATCCGGTAGCCCCAACAACTGGCCATGTTTTAAAATGGGGGGGCAGCCAATGGGCTCCTGGACTTAGTGGCGATATGCCAACATCAGGCGGCACGTTTACTGGTGATGTAACTTTTGCTACAGGCAAAATAATTGGCCCTACTAACGCTAGCGGCCTTGGCATGGATATTGAAATTCCAAGTCTTTACGGCCTTGATTTGATCTACACAGGGGGGCCGTCAGACGAGTTTTTAGCGAGATTTGGGTCAAACGGTGCTGTACAGCTTTACCACAATGGAAATGAAAAGTTTAAGACATCGCCATCGGGTATTACTGTTACAGGCGCCGCGGCAATAGGCTCGGCTTTAACCATTAATGAAACAAACCTTACCTATAATCAATCTGGTTCTGGAAATTTTCAAATAATATCTAACAAAGAAGTAGACATGAAAGTGTCTAATTCTGATAGAATTACACTCCGTGCTACTGGTGAGGTAGACTTATATCATTCAGGCTCTAAAAAGCTAGAAACGACCGCAACTGGCGTAGCAGTTACAGGCACACTGACAGGCGTTACTGATATTACCACAGGCCCAGCATCTGGAAGTCCTAGCATAAACCTTGGTGACGGTACTGGCAACTTCGGTAATCCTATTATCAATTTCAACGCCGCCATAACTGGCGTATCAGGACACATTACACATATCGCAAATGGTGGATTTGAAATAAAATCTAATAGTGGGGGCGAATACATACGATTGCAGACATATGACTCTAGTCATTTCACGCCTTTAGAAGTTGTTGGAAATGTCGTTACAATTAGCCAGGCATATACTCTTCCTTCAAGTGATGGCACAACCGGACAAGTACTACAAACCAATGGCGCAGGTGTTTTAAGTTTTGCATCATTAAGCAGTGGAGGCATGCTTAGTTTAGCAGATGACACAACACCACAACTAGGTGGTGCTCTAGATTCTAACAACCATGATGTAGTGCTTAAAGGTACTGGTCCTTTTTATAATAATAATATAACTTTTGATGCTAGTCAAGACATACTTCATTTTGAAGATGGTATGACAATAAGAATGGGCACAGGCTCTGGTGCAGCTAACGGTGAAGATTTTTGGATATTCCATGATGGAGATAATAGTTATATTGAACATCGTCCAACGGCTCCTGGAAAACTTATGGTTAATTCAAACCATATGGAATTAAGAGCTTCTGGCGGATACAAATATATGTCAGGTCGAGCCTCTGGTGGAACAACAGTAGACGAAGTTAAATTTTATTTTGGTAGTAACTCTGAAAAGCTCGCTTTATCTGCAACTGGTATTACAGTATCAGGTAACATAACTACAACAGGATATATTGCTGGACCTGCTACATTGACAATTGATCCAGCTGCGGTGGGCGACGATACTGGTACAGTTGTAATAGCAGGAGACTTACAAGTTGATGGGACCACAACCACAGTAAACAGCGCCACACTTGACGTTGCAGATATCAATATTACTGTAGCAAAGGGAGCGGCAAACGCCGCCGCTGCTAATGGTGCAGGCCTTACTGTTGATGGGGCTAGTGCAACATTAACATATGCAAGTGCAGGAGATAATTGGGCGTTCAACAAACCATTAGACATGGGCAGTAATAATATTACCACAACAGGCCAAATGCTTTATAGTAATGTTTATAGTGCCGAAGTTGACCTGCCAAATGCTAGTACATATCATGGAATGTTTGCACATGTTCATGGTACCGGAAAAGGATATTTTGCACATAGTGGTAACTGGATAGCATTACAAAACGAAAATGCATTGGAAGGAGATGTAGACACACATCTCAAAACAACAAGTGCTGGAACTGGACAAGTATTAGGTTGGACTGGCTCAGACTTTAACTGGGTAACGATGAGTGGTGGCTTAGGTAATATAGTAGAAGATATTAGTCCACAACTTGGCGGACCACTAGACGTAAATGGAAAAGTAATTACTAGTTCTAGTAACGGAAATATTCAAATTAAGCCTGCTGGAACAGGACATACTGAATTTGAAAACGAAATACAATTTGTAGGTACTAGCTATACTACTGAATGGTTATCTGTAGGACATTGGAGTTTTAGAGATGGAGTACAAGCACGTTTTGGTAGTACTGATGATTTAGTAATAAAACATGACGGATCTAATAGTTATATTGACGAGACTGGTACTGGAAATCTTATTATTAAATCGTCATTTTTAGATATTAAAGATGCAAGCAATGTGGAATTAATTTCTGCAGATGCATCTGAAGTTAGATTACGCCAAGGCGGTAATATTAAACTCAAAACAGCTTCCACTGGTGTAGATGTTACAGGTGATGTTTCTCTAACAGGTTCCATTACATCAACTGCCGTAGGCACACCAACTATTACTAGTAGTACTGATATTGTTCTAGCGGCCAATAGTGGCAGCGGGATAGTTAATGTTAGTGGAAGTAAAATTACAAACCTAGGAACACCAACATCAACATCAGATGCTGCAACCAAAGCATATGTTGATGCAAACGCTGGAGGAGGATCAGCTTTTACAACGCCTGAAGTTAAAACATCGGATTGGTCAGTAACTAATGCAGATAAAGGTAAAGTATATATTGTTGATACTGATAACTTAACTCTTACTTTACCAGAAGATTCTACTTTAGATAGTGACTGGTTTATTAGAATCTACACCAAAGGTAATAGTTTCCAACCAAGTTATGGATCAGTTGGTGACTTAACCATTGATCCACAATATAGTTTGCACGGTGGACGGGTTAACGGAAATACTAACTGGATTATGAGGGCTAGACAAGGTGGTATTTTATTTGTAGATCCTGAAGCATCTGATAACTTTCTTTTTGATACTCATAGTACTAACTGGGATATTGATGTTAATTCCACATCAAATGCCAACAGAGCAAATGCTACTGGCTGGGGAGGCGTTGCTATTAGCGGACAAGCTACTGCACAAGGCACCGGGGCGGTTGCAATAGGCTATCTTTCTTATGCTACAGGAAACGACTCGATTGCTATTGGCGGTAACTCAGCACAAGCCGTTGCAACAGATGCAATTGCGTTAGGTAATTCGTATGCAGGAGGTACTCAAAGTTTTGCAGCGGCTATTGATAACAACACATCATCATATGGTGCGTTAAATCCACATAGTATTGCAATAGGATATCAGGCAAAAGCGGCGGCTGATCGATCAACTGCTATTGGTTATACTGCACAAGTTACAGGAAATCATGCATCAGCATACGGACATGGATCGAGTGCCACTGGAGCAGGTTCAAATTCATTAGGTTACGGATCGAGTGCCAGTGGAGCGTTTGCTAATGCTATTGGATCATCTGCTGTGGCTATAGGTGATAATTCAGTAGCATTTACTAAGGCAAGAGCTAGCGGATCAGATAGTTTTGCGGCTGCTATTGGTTCCAATTCGTCTTCATATGGCGCTAGTGCTACAAATGCAGTTGCCTTAGGATATTATGCTAATGCTGCAGGAGACTTTTCAGTTGCCATTGGTAAAAATGCCTCTGCAACTGGTAACGATACAATTGCGTTGGGCGGTGCAACTACTCTAGTAAAAGTTGACGGAACACTTGATGTTAGTGGATTTAAAGTTTCTGGAGATGTTGAGGAAAAGTTTACTACACTTACAAGTTCATCATCAATCGTTGCACACGACTGTAGTACAGCCGCTATATTTTATCACACAGGGGCGACAGCAGATTTTACTATAAACCTAACAAATATAAATTCTACACAAGAATATGCAAAAGGAATAGCAGTAGTTGTCAATCAAGGTGCTACAGCATACATGCCAACTGCATTACAAATTGGCAGCTCAGTACAGACAATTAATTGGCAAGGTGGAAGTGCACCATCTGGTACAGATTCTGGAATAGATGTTATATCCTTTACAATACTTAATGATGGTGGAACTTATGTAGTGTTAGGTCAATCAGTAGCATATAGTTAAGGAATAAAAATGCCAATTATTAATTTACCAAGTTCAAGTAGTTCAATGTTAAGAGGTAGCACAGCAGGCGGAGGTGGTGGTGCTTTCGACCCTTTAATTGGTGAACATACTTATACCACACCGGGTCAATATTATTTTACAGTACCTGCTGGTGTCACAGACGTTAGTGCAGTAGTTATTGGCGCTGGTGGCTCAGGAGGTAAAGGCACAAATGCCGCAGGCGGAGGTGCGTTAGCATATGTAAATAATAAAACATATAATTCAGGCACGATTCTTACTATTGTTGTTGGCGCTGGTGGGACAGGACCATCAGGTGCTGGTACAAATAACCAACCTGGGGAAGATGGTGGAAGTAGTTATGCGTTAGGTGCCCATGCTGGCGGAGGCCGAGGCGGTCAGTCTGGTACCCCTGCATATGGTACAGATGGACAATTTGGAGGCGGTGGCCTTGGTGGAGTACCAAGTGGTGTATATACAGTTGGACGTACAGGCGGTCGCGGTGGAGGACATTCAGGCATAGGCGATAACGCAGGCGGTGGTAGTGCTGCAGGTTATAGTTCAAATGGTAAAAACGGTGGTAGCGCATTCGCATCTTCTGGCGGTGCGGCAGGAGCAGGCGGTTCTGGCGGTTCTGGTGCTGGTACGGCTTCAAACACATATGACTATGGCGGGTCAGGTGGTGGTGTAGGCATATACGGCGAAGGTTCAAATGGAGCCGCAGGACAGGCTAGTGCATCAACTCAAGCAGATGCACACGGTACTGCAGGATCAAGTGGATCGGGTGTAACTCATGGTGCTGGTACTGGTAGTGCTTACGGGGGTTCTTATACATTAGACGGCGGTGATGGCGCAGTTCGTATTATATACGGTGCAGGACGAGCGTTTCCTTCAACTAACACAAGTGCTGCTATTTCTGGTAGTAATATTACATTAAACGGTACGCAGATTGCATCATCAGCAACTGGCGAACATCAATTTCTTAACCCTGGTACATATAGTTGGTTGTGCCCCACAGGAGTTACCAAAGTTAGCGTAGTTTGTATTGGTGGTGGCGGAGGCGGCGGTGGCGGTTATGGACCTGGCGGAGGCGGAGGCGGTCTCGCATATAAAAATGATATTCCAGTGACACCAGGTCAAACTTACACAGTTGTAGTTGGCGATGCAGGTACTGGTGCGGTAGATGATGGTGATGGCAGCCTCTGGACACTGGCACAAGGTAGCGGCGGCGGTGCGTCTTACTTTATGAGCGCAAACACTGTTCGGGCTACTGGCGGGGCTGGAGCAACAACAACTAGTGCTTCTGGATCTGTTGGTGGCCAGTTTACTAGTGGTGATAATGGCGGATCTGGTGGATTATCTGCTGTTTCTGGAGCAGGATATCATTGGCCAGGCGGTGGCGCAGGTGGTTATACTGGAAGTGGAGGGAGATCAGGATCAAGTAGTTCTTCATATGCTGGGCATTCAGGAACAGATTATTATGGACATGATGGTGCTGGAGGCGGTGGTGGGGGTGGTGGATACCACACCGGTCACTCTGATGGTACTGGTGGCGGTGGAACTGGAATTTTTGGTGAAGGAACAAACGGAGCTGGCGGAACAAATGCACCAACTAGCGGTGGTGGTGGATCTGGTGGTGGTGCTGGTTCCGCTGGTGGCAGTGGTACTGGCGGAGTAGGCGGCAGTCCTGGTGGTGGCGGTGGTTGCGGTTATACCGCTGGCGGCGATGGCGCCGCAGGTGCAGTTCGTATTGTTTGGGGTGGCAGAGCATTTCCTAGTGCAAATGTTGATTTAGCATCGTCAAATTCAAATGTTACCCAAGAACCAGCAGCTGGTCCTAATTGGACAACGTTATCGCAGACTCAACAAGTGGTTGCTGGTTCGCCAAGTTTGAATGCAGCATTTGGACGAAGTCTGGCTTTTTCAGAGGACGGAAATTACCTTCTGGTTGGTGCATCAGGTGACAGATCAGGCGGAACTTGGACTGGGAGAGTTTGGGCTTATTCAAGGAGTGGAAATACTTGGTCAAACAATCAAAATTTTGTTCCACCTAATATTACAGCCAATGACAATTTTGGTTGGGCTATTGATATTACAGGAAACTCCACAGCGGTAATAGGGGGTAGATCTGAAACTGTAGGTGGTGTAGCAGATGCAGGAGCCGCATATATTTACACACGCTCAGGAACTAACTGGTCAAGGGTTGCAGATTTAACTCAAAGTGACCCAACTTTTAACGTACTATATGGTGGTGCTGTTGGAATCAGTGGACAAACTGCTGTTGTGGCTGCTCAACAGTTTGCTGGCGGCGGTAAAGTTTATATTTGGTACAACACTTCTGGAAATAATTGGTCACTGCAAACAACTCTAAGCGGTGCCGCAAGTGGGGATAGCTTTGGTAGCCAAGTGGCTATTGACGGTGACACATTGGCTGTTTCTGCCCCTTATGCAGATGTTTCTGGTGTATCAAATAGAGGGCTTATATATATTTATACTAGGTCTGGAACTACTTGGTCGCTACAGCAAACTATTAATCACGGTACAATTAATTCCAGCGCCACCACCCAAGGCGCTAATGGCTTAGTGCTTAAAAATAATACTTTAATTTTTAGTTCCAACAGGTATGTCCCAAGTGGAAGTAGTAATACTAATGTTGGTGGTGTTTTTGTATATACACGATCAGGTACAACCTGGTCACACGAAGCAACAATAACTCCAGATCTAGCTAGTGACGGTTATATAAGTATGTTTGGTGGTGATGAAAATACAGTTGCAATCGGTCATCACGGATACAACAGCAATCAGGGTCGGGCTTGGGTTTATAGTAGATCAGGTACAAGTTGGTCACTTCAAAAATCGCTTACTGGTAGTGGCACAGCTAGTGGTGATTACTTTGGTTATCCGTCGCATGCTGTTAGTTCCAGTGGTGAGCAAGTTGCGGTTGTGGCAGGTTTTGACACTATTAGCGGGCAAGGTTCCGCTGGATCTGTTTTTATATACACAACGAGTTAAAGCAGTGATGATGGTAACATATCAACTAATTAATACAGCTAAATATAGTTGAAGGATTTCCAATGGCGTATGAAAAATCAAAAATATCAACTGTACCATATTTTTATGATAAACAACTGAGAAGATATATTCAGCAATTTATTCGTATATTTGGTGGATTTCAAATAGCAGTACACACCAATAGTGAAGGTGATCGTGTTTATCAAACAGTGCCTGTTAGATATGGTGATGTTAACCGTATGGCTGCTCATATTGTAAAGGAAAATAGTGAAAACACTATGAATAGTACTCCTTTTATAAGTTGTTATGTTACTGGATTAGAGACTGCACCACAAAGTAGAACTTATTCTCAATTTGAAGAAACTGTTCCAGTTTATGAAAAAAAATATAATGAAGTTACTGGAAGTTATGAAAATGAAGTAGGAAACGTATATAGTATTAAAAGACACCAACCAGTTCCTTATACACTTACTATGCAAGTTGATTTATGGACCAGTAATACTGAGCAAAAGCTACAAATATTAGAACAAATACTTGTATTATTTAATCCAACACTTAATATACACACGTCTGATAATCCATTAGATTGGAGTAGTTTAAGTTACGTTGAATTAATCAGTAGTACATGGAGCATGAGAACTATACCAAGTGGCATTGATGATATTATTGATATTAGTACACTAACATTTCAACTACCTATTTTAATTAATCCTCCAGCTAAAGTTTTAAAAAATACAGTTATACATACCATTATTGATAATATTGAAGATGTTACTAGTAGTGATTTAGATTCTATTAGAGCAGGCGGGAGTTATTCACCATTGTTTACTAGTTATAAAATTATAACTCTAGACAATTATAAAATGAAATTTTTAGTTGACAATGCAGGAAATGCCACAGCTCAGTTATTGAACAGAGACACTAGTGCAACAGACAATAATGCACAGATATTAAATTGGGTATCAATTTTTAAACCATATGGTGAATTCAGAGATAGTATAAGCCAAATTAGATTAAAACAAACTACTGACCCATCTAATACTGCTGATGATATAATTGGTAATATTGTTGTTAATACTGGAAATTCAAATCTACTTAACATTACATTAGACGTCGATACACTACCAGCTAACACACAAGGTATTGTAGATGCCGTAATTAATCCACAAGCTAACTTTCCTGGTGATGGAACGTTAACCGCCGCAGCTGACAATGATAGATATTTGTTAACATCTGATGTAGCTGGAGGAAGTGGTTGGGGCGGCATTATAGCAACGAAACATGATATTATACAGTACAATGGAAGTAATTGGAGTGTTGTATTTGATGCTAGTCTAAATGGTACAACAGTACAACATATAACAAATACTACAACTGGCGATAAACTTAAATGGAATGGATCAGAATGGGTTAATGCGTTTGAAGGAACATACAATCCTGGCTTCTGGCGAATATATATGTAATGATAAGTGCAAGTGGGTGTTGCTTCTTGGCCCTTGATACCGGAAGAATAATGCTACAACAAAGAAGTAAGACTAGCAGTCATCCGTTAACTTGGAGTTTCTGGGGAGGAAAGTCTGAAAAGAAAGAACGTCCTATTGAAACATTATTAAGGGAATGTAACGAAGAAATGGGAATACTTCCTGATATTGAAAAAGTATATCCATTACATACTTTTCTTAGTGATGATAAAAAATTTACATATAATACATTCTGCATTACAGTATTTGAAGAGTTTATTCCTGTATGCAATGGTGAAAGTAGTGGGTATGCATGGGTAGGTATACATGCTTGGCCTAAGCCATTACATCGTGGTGCTAGAGCTGTATTAGAACAACCTGATATGGTTGAGAAAATTACAACAATATATAATCGCCAAAAGGATAAACTAGACTTACCAAATTGGTTAGACAGTTTTTAAACTTCTGGAAATAAACAATCTTCAATAAAATGTTTAACGTCAGATGCATCAAGACCAAGTGATTCCATAACTTTAGGCGTATGTGGATTTTGTTTTTGATAATGACAATATCTATTTTGTCTACGTTTTATTTGATCTGCATCATTTTTAATATTAGTGTATTTAGGTAGATGTGTAAAATACATGTCTAGATTATCTAATGCCATTGTGACAACTTGGTCCATTTCTTGTATAGTTTTAACATTACTAACTGCTACCATATGTGGTGTAAATATAGCTTCTGCCCAAGGAGGCAGTGCTCTTTCCTTTTTCCATTCTAAATTTTTAGTAGATTCTGCAAATAAATCTATCATTGGATGTGACATTGGCCAGCTAGGGCTGTAGTCATGAAATGCTCCTGTTACTTTATTTTTACCACAAATTATATCAAATCCATATATCGGTGCCGTATTATTAAAATTAGGAAAAACACAGATATGAGTCATATACAACCCTTTTGTATCTCTTGCATCTACACTATCTATATGAGCTCTTCTAAAATGGTCGCCTTTAAAAACCCGGTTAAGCCAATCAAACTCAGGGTCATCAAATGTTTCCTCACCCAACGTTGCACATTTTTTTATTATTTGTTGCTCACACTCTATCATTCTATCCCAAATTTCACTCATATATTATACCTTTAAGTTTATCAGCTAAATCATTTATCATTGCATCTGTATGGAACGGAGTTGGTGCAAACCGCAATCTTTCTGTGCCCATGTCCACTGTAGGATAATTAATTGCTTGCGCATATATATTATGATTTTCTATTAATTTATCACTTATTGACTTGCACTTTATTGGATCATTAATCATAACTGGTACAATGTGTGTGTTATTTTCTAATACCTCGATTCCATTATTATGTAATGCTATTTTTAATTTTTTAACTATTTCTTGATGTTTGTTTCGTAATTCTATACCGTTTTCGCTACGCAAGTATTTTATGGCTGCTAATGCACCAGCACAGATTACAGGACTTATACTAGTGGTGAAAATAAATCCACTTGCTACACTACGTATCGCATCTATAGCAACACCGTCTCCTGCAATATAACCGCCTTGGCAACCAAATGCTTTTCCTAATGTTCCATTAACAAAATCAACTCTGTCTTGTAGTCCTAGTTTTTCTAGATATCCTGCACCTTGTGCTCCGTATAAACCTACAGCATGCACTTCGTCAATATATGTTATTGCATTGTATTTGTCTGCTAAATCTAAAATAGCTTCAATTTCACTTACATACCCATCCATACTATACACACTTTCAAATACAATGCAAGGGGTACCTTTTATTGATTTTAAAATATCCTCTAATTCCTGTATATTATTATGTTGGAAAATATGTTTTGGGGAACCACTATGTCTTATACCAGCTATTAAACTAGCGTGATTTTTACTATCACTTATAAACTCAATATTTTCTACAATTTTACTAAGTGCTATTAGGCTCCATTCATTTGCGACATATGCACTAGTATACAGTAATGCACTGTTCTTTTTATGTAGACTAGCAATTTCATGTTCAAGTGCAACATGATAATGTGTGGTACCGCTTATATTACGTGTGCCACCACTTCCAGCACCTGTTTGACTAAGAGCTGTATGCATCGCATCACTTACTACTTTATGTTGTCCCATACCTAAATAATCATTACTACACCAGTTTACAATATTTTTAATATTATATGGTCCATACCAAATAGCATTAGGATAATCACCACTTTCTCTTAATATGTCATTAAAAATGCGATAATTTCCAGACTGCTTTAGTTGATCAATTTTATTTTGGAAGGTTTTTATGGGTATCATTTAGCACCGTTTCTTTTGTTATATTTAGTTTTAATTGACTTGGCCTGATTTTATGTTATAATATGGTAAAAGGAGTTCTAATATGCATATTGTTACAGGTGCCAGTGGATTTATTGGTAGTAATATGGTACAACATTTAAACCGTATGGGACATAATGATATTTTATGTGTTGATACATTAAACAGTGAAAAAGTAAAAAATCTCCAAGGGCTCCAGTTCATTGATTTTATAAGTCCTAGTGAATTATTAACACAACAATTGGATGATTGTACATTGTGGCATTTAGGTGCTAATAGTAAAACTAGTAGTGACGACTGGGAAAGCATTTACAATTCCAATGTGGTATATACTAGAAAGCTATTGAGTAAATTTAATGATGTAGTTTTTGCTAGTAGTGCTAGTGTGTATGGAGACAATACTGATACTTCAGAGCATCCTAATAACGAGTCACCTAAAAACATGTATGCTGCTACTAAAATGATGTGTGATAATATGATTCGTTCATCACAAACAGGAAAACGACAGAGTTGGAGATTCTTTAACGTTTATGGCAATAGAGAATCACATAAAATAGAAGTACAGCAAGCTAGTCCATACACTAACTTTACACATCAAGCAAAAACTACAGGAGTTATTAAACTATTTACTAATAGTAAAGATGTATTTCGCGACTTCATCTGTATTGACGATGTAGTGAGTATAATGTATGATGTGCATGAACGCACAGATAATAACTTTATTAGTAATTTAGGAACTGGGAAAGTGTTTAGTTTTCAGCAATGGGGAGAGTTATTGGCTAATAAGTATAATGCAGAAATAGAATATATCGAAATGCCAGACAGCCTTAAAAATATATATCAAATGTATACATGTAGTGATAATGAAAAACTAGGACATTTGCTAGATTATATTTGGGAGGATTTACGAGTACCATATCAGTTTTTAACACCAGAAGAATATATCGAGGATAATTTATGAAAGTATTAGTGTTTGGTGATGTGATCGTCGACAAATATATCTATGGTACTAGTACAAGAATTAGTCCAGAAGCACCAGTGCCTGTTGTGACTTTTCAAGAAGAAAAAGAATCACTAGGCGGTGCAGGACTGGTGTATGAAAACTTAAAAAGCCTAGGCGTTGATACAACACTACTACAAACAGAACAGCCACGCAGTGTTAAGACTAGAATAATATGTGACGGGCATTATATTACACGTATAGATGATGATAAAGATGCAGATTCAAATGCAGTATTATCTAACGTATTACGCAGTGACTTCTCTCAATGGGATTATGTTATACTAAGTGATTACGACAAAGGTGTATTAGACAATGCAAAACAAATTATTGCACATATAAACAGCCAAGGTCCTAAAGTAATTGTAGATCCAAAACGACATGCACACGACTACGAAGGCGCTTGGTTAGTAAAGCCTAACAACAGCGAATATACTAAGTTTGAATTTGACGAATGGCAAGGCAACATTATTACCACAGACGCAGGACATAGTGTGAGTGCTACAAT